TATCTGTACTACGAAGATGAGGTTGACATCATAGAATTTATAGATCTATTGACAGAGGTAACTGGATTATTTGATTGGAAAGAATATTTTAGAACAGGTACAGATCGTATCACAGGGGAACCTTTTTATGGAGATGCAGGTGTATACTCATACGCTATAGAGTGGGACGATCCTGAGAAAGATCAGATCATAATTTATACCAGCATAACGAACTGGTATGATACCATACCAGATGATATGTACTATGATCCTGATGTCAAATATGTCTGCTTCACTGATGGTAAGGTTGAAAAGAAAGGAGCATGGGAGTTCAGAGACATACCCTCCCATGTATATGATGAGGTTGATGATCCAAGAAGGTTGTCTGCTTACGCTAAAATATGTCCGCACAAATTATTTCCATATGGATCTAAGACTGTGTGGTTGGATGGTTGCTATGTGCACACAAAAGAGTGGGTTGACAAGTGCAAAGAGATACTAAAAGAAGTTCCACTTACACACATGCTTCATCCACATAGGTTTACATTCCACAATGAAATCATGGAAGGGTTTGGTGCTAACTTCAATAGTAGAGAAGAGATGTTGGAGCTTGTGCATGCATTACAAAAAGTCAAGTACAATTTCAAACAATATTATTCACCAGTATTGACATGTATATGGAGGCAAATAGATGATGAGATGGCAGAGTTTCATGATCTATGGTGGAAGTATAGTAAGATAGGATCAAACAGAGATCAAATATCATTTGATTGTGCAAGGCAACTCACTGGATTGACATGGAGTAGGATACATGATTGGGAAACAATAGGTCTTGATCTCACATCACCCAAGTCAAAGATTGCTAGAAACAAAAGACATCCACAGGCAGGTCACTTCACTGAACAAAATACTTACAGTGATGTATTGAAAGAGTGTTATGAATTACTGAAGGAAATAAGACCCATCACTGGTATTGATGATGAGCATCAGATATGGGAGGTAGATTGGCAAGAGGTAAAAGATCCATCCACACTCATGTGGTTACCCAAGGGAGAGTGGTGGTATGATCCCACCACAATCAAAACAACTCATGGTAAATACTCTATTCAAACAAAGGTAAATATCATAGTCAATAAGGACAACTGTCCAATAAATAGAGATACAAATCGGAACAACGCCTTTTGGGTTAGAAGACTCAAGAGATCTATAGGATTGATAGATCTACCAAAGGAACTTCATGAGATGCATGTATGGGATTGGGGATGGTCTTTTAGAGATTATGTAAGGAAAAATGTTCTGACTCCTAAGTTACCTAAGACATGAAAAAACTTTTAGTCACCTTTGGATGTAGTTGGGTGTGGGGTGCAGGTTGTTTTCTTCCGCCAGAAAAAGATCTAAACAATGGTGAAGGATTCGATGCTGAAATGTATGAAAATTTTAGAAGTAATTTTGCAGAGAAACTTGTAGAGATTCATAGTTTTAGAGCAAGACTTGCGAAGAAACATGGATATGAAAATAGAAATTTTTCTGGTCAAGGTAGCAGCAATCAAAGAAACTTTAGATTAGCAGAGGAATATTTCAATACCGATGATTACAAAAACTATGATAAGGTTATAGTTCTGTGGGGCATCACGTCCACAGCGAGAGGTGAATTCTATCATAACAATCATCCAGATCACAAACCACACCATAGAAATAAGAATCTTTCAATACAATATGCTAATAGACATAGAGACATATGTAATTTTATGAGAGAGAGATATTATGATCACGACGTGGAGGTGAAAAAACTAGGACAGAAAATAAAGCATTGGGATAATTATTTCAAAATGCTTGGAATAAAAAATTACTGGTTCGATACCTTCAATCATCATGACTATCCAGATGTGAGTGAGAATATGTTTGATAAGGATAAAAACCCAAGAGATTTGATGAGTCAGATGTGTGAACAACGAGGTGCGAAGTTTTACAATGACAAGTATCATTTTTCAATATGGAATAGAGATTGTGATAGAGTCAAATATATGTTAGAACATCAATTAGTAAACAAATATTCTCATCATCCAAATCAAGCAGGTCATCAGATGATTGCAGACATGTTTGATAAGATTTTCTAATAAGTGTTATCATTTATACTGATATTATTATGAGTAAATATACTCATACGTTGACATGAAATGTTACGATATGCTAAGATAAATAATACAACTGATCGCAAACCGAGACCTATAGTCAGTCTAATACATCGTCTCTAATATCCAGTAGCGAGGGGTTGCTGGAAATAAGTTTCGTGTCTACCCTTGGCACCCTACTTACAATCGTCTTACTAATGACAACCTCAAATCTAACTCGCAGAGGTGGTCTCCTAAAGGGATGGCCTGAGTTCTGCGAATGGGTAACATCAACTGACAACAGAATATATGTTGGTTGGTTCGGTGTACTCATGATTCCATGCTTACTCACAGCAGCAGCATGTTTTATCGTTGCTTTCATAGCAGCACCTCCTGTCGACATCGACGGAATCAGAGAACCTGTAGCAGGTTCCTTCTTGTATGGTAACAACATCATTTCTGGTGCAGTTGTACCATCTTCAAACGCAATTGGTTTACACTTCTATCCTATCTGGGAAGCAGCAACTCTAGATGAGTGGTTGTATAATGGAGGTCCTTATCAGTTGGTAATCTTCCACTTCCTTATTGGAATCTCTGCCTACATGGGTAGACAGTGGGAACTATCATACAGATTAGGAATGAGACCATGGATCTGCGTTGCTTATTCAGCACCAGTATCTGCAGCATTCGCTGTATTCTTAGTGTATCCTTTCGGTCAGGGATCTTTCTCTGATGGTATGCCTCTAGGTATATCTGGTACGTTCAACTTCATGTTCGTGTTCCAAGCAGAACACAACATACTAATGCACCCCTTCCACATGGCAGGTGTAGCAGGTATGTTCGGTGGTAGTCTCTTCAGTGCAATGCACGGTAGCTTAGTTACATCATCTCTTATCAGAGAAACTACAGAAACAGAGAGTCAAAACTACGGCTATAAGTTCGGACAAGAAGAAGAAACATACAACATCGTGGCAGCACACGGTTACTTTGGTAGACTTATCTTCCAGTATGCTTCCTTCAACAACTCAAGAAGTTTACACTTCTTCCTAGCAACATTCCCTGTTGTTTGTGTATGGTTGACCTCTATGGGTATCTGCACAATGGCATTCAACTTGAATGGTTTCAATTTCAACCAGTCAGTTGTTGATGCTAACGGAAAGATCGTTCCTACATGGGGCGATGTTCTAAACAGAGCAAACCTAGGTATGGAAGTTATGCATGAAAGAAATGCACACAACTTCCCACTTGATCTAGCATGTGCAGAGTCAACAACAGTTGCTCTAACTGCTCCATCAATCGGATAATTTTTTCTCAGATACGTTGAGACCTCTATATATTAGGGGTCTTTTTTTTATGGTTTCAGTTTATCAATGCTTTGATCCTCTCAAAGTGTGTGCAGTTGGAAGATCATTCCCACCAGAATTTTATAGTAGTATAAACAATACCAAAGTACGTTCTGCAATGGAACGTGTTGCAATTGAGACAGAGGAAGATTATCAAAAACTTATAAAAAAATTAGAAGAGTTTGATGTCACAGTTCTAAGAACTGATGTGTCAAAAAATGTAGAAGACTACATGAGTGATGGTGTGGTAAATTCTCCACCACCCATGTGTCCTAGAGACTTCAGTGCTCAAGTAGGTGAAACATTTTACATGCCTGGTGGTGAGTATGGAGAGAACTTTGATGTGTTGAGTTTATACTTTGGTATGATGAATGACAATCCATCATGGCAGAAGGGTGAGGTGATGGAGAGAAGAGAGGGTGTGCTTGCACAATACTTTGAAGACTTATTACTACCAGGCAGATCACTATCTCCACAAGCATCACTTGATCTCTTCAGAAAAAGAGAGATGATGAGGAATCAACCACTTGCATTCCTTCAAGGTATTGATAGAGAAGAATTAGAGAAAGTTATATTTGCAGCAGAAACAAATACTATTGGATCTAATGTAAAATTTCCTAGCAATAAAAAATTCTATGCGTGGGGTAGCATAGAGAAGTGGTTGAAAGATAATGATGTTCCTATTGTGTACGATCAATACATCAATACAGCAGGGTTGTGGAGAATTGGTAAAGATTTATTCTTTAATCATGTGAACATCATCAATAAATTGAATGAAAAATCTTTCATGAAGAAGTGGGAGAGAATGTTTCCTGAGTATAGAATACATGGGTTGAGTACACCTGGTCATGGTGATGGTGCCATGCATCCAGTCAAAGAAGGATTGATAATTTCAATTCACTCAGCAGAAAGGTACAAGGATTCATTCCCTGATTGGGAGGTGATTACTGTCGAGAATAGTTGGAAGCAGGTAGAACCATTTTTGAAGATGAAGAATAAGAATCAAGGTAGGTGGTGGATACAAGGAGAGGAGGATAATGATGACCTTGTTGAGTACGTAGACACATGGTTAGGACATTGGGTTACGTACGCAGAGGAGACTGTGTTTGATGTCAATGTTCTTCCCATAGATGAACATAATTGTATTGTAAATGGGTATAATAAAAAGATCTTTGATGCTTTTGACAGACATGATATCACTCCACACATTATAAACTTTAGACACAGATACTTTTGGGATGGAGGTCTTCATTGCATTACCAGTGACATTCATAGAGAGGGTGAGATGAGGACATTTTTTAGGTAATAAATATAAAAAAAATATAAAATTATGAATAGAGAAGAGTTGAGATCAACTGCACAAGCATTAGCATCGAGAGGGAAAGGTATTCTTGCTGTCGATGAATCTACAGGGACAGTTGGTAAGAGATTAGCAGGTATTAATATAGAAAATACCGAGGTGAATCGTCAGGCATATAGAGGTATGCTATTCACTACTACTGGTCTAGGTCAGTACATAAGTGGTGCAATATTATATGAGGAGACATTATATCAAGACCATGCAGATGGTGAATCTATGGTTGATAAGTTGAAGAAGTTAGGTATCATACCTGGCATCAAGGTAGACCAAGGATTGAAACCACTTGCAGGTGGACTACCACATGAAACATACTGCTCTGGTATTGATGGTCTTGTCGAGAGAGCAGCAAAGTATTATGAGCAGGGTGCTAGGTTTGCAAAATGGAGATCAGTTCTACAGATTACAGAGGAGGGACCTTCAGAAGCAGCGATACTTGAGAGTTCATGGGGTCTTGCTAGGTATGCAAGGTCAGTACAGGAGTCAGGTCTTGTCCCCATCATAGAACCAGAGGTTCTTATGGATGGTTGTCATCACTATGATAGAACTGCTGAAGTACAGGAACGTATCATACAAGAGACATACTTTGCATGTGAGAAACTAGGTGTGTATCTTGAGGGTACATTACTCAAACCATCCATGACATGTTGTGGTGCTGAGTGTCCAGATAAAGTGACACCTAAGGATGTGGCAAGTAAAACTATTGAGGTTATGATGAAGTCTGTGCCAGAGGAGGTTGCAGGTATCGTATTCCTGTCTGGTGGACTAAGTGAAGAGGCAGCATCCATATACCTAAGTGAGATGAATAATGTGGTGGTTGACACACCATGGACTGTATCTTTCTCTTATGGTAGAGCACTTCAACACTCATGTCTCAAAGCATGGGACGGTTGGAATATACCTGCAGGTCAGGCAGCACTTATAGCAAGAGCACAAGCAAACTCAGAGGCAAGCAGAGGAATATATGTACCAAACTCTCAACCATCTTCTGATGAGAAATTATTTGTAGCAGGGTACACCTACTAGGCATTTCTTTCGGCTAAGATAATGTGTTGATATCATAACATGACCTCTAAATAAGTCAGAACTTAGGAGGATCATGCATCACAATCTAGTTTCTTATAATGAACTGGCAGGTTCATACGAAGACCCACATAGTATGGAAATATTGTCAGAGTATTACGAGTGTCTCATAGAATGTAATGATGATCAGCACACATGCAAAAGAATATGCAAGGAGGTCTTGATGTAAGTATAAATACTTGCATGCAAGATAGAAAAGCAGCGAAAAAATTAATAAAAAGAGCAAAGAAACATCCCTCATTATACTCGACATCGGAAGTAATCTATGCTAAGATGATCAAGAAAACTATAAAGAAGGATGAAACCACGACAAAAAAAGAGTAGAACTTACTACTACTTCTGGGGTATTGCAACTTTATCAGTTGTCCTAGGGCAGTGGTACGTTGGCAATGGGTTTAGAAGAATGGCAGACTCTGCGGACGGTATCTCTGCGGATATAAATCTACTTGTGGAGGTTCTATTGACACCGACATCAAACAAATCTCCAACACTATTCCTAAAACATAATGATAATTTGGCACGAACAGTTCCACCTTTCGACCTCCCAAGTGGATCATCTAATGACAAAGTATTCTGCGGAATCATTTTTGAAAGGTGATCCACCTGATCATAAGTGGGGGCAGCATTACACAGGTTATCATCTGAATCCAAACACATGGTGGAACAATAGATTTGGAGCATCACTTGGTGGTGGGTTCGTAGATCAAGAACTAATGAATCTTTACGTGCCTAAACTCAAGTCTGTTATGAAAATATTGGGACTGCTAGATAGAGGGTCGATGTTTACTTACACGAGTATTTGGGGACAACTCTACAAGAAAGAGTTGGGTGCTGTCATCGATGTGCACAATCATTACTCAGGTGATACAAGAGCACTTATTTCTTGGGTACACTTTGTAAGAGTGCCTAAACAAAAGTGTTTTTATTTTTATCTTGACGGTAAAAAAATCTATCCAGAGACACAGAATGACTCTGATATTATATTCTATCCTTCATATGCTATGCATGGTGTGGATAAGATGACAGAGGGTGACGATAGATTTGTTGTCGTAGGTAACATTTCTAAGATAAACTAATGAAAGCAGTTCTTTGGTCTAAGGAAAATTGTCAGTGGTGTGAGAGAGTAAGACAACTCTTTACTCACTGCAAAATAGAATACCTTGAATACAAATTGGATAAAGACTTCACTAGGTCTCAATTCATACAAGAATTTGAGGAGGGTGCTACCTTTCCACAAGTTCAATTAGATAACAAACACATAGGTGGATGCAAGGACACACTACATTATCTACAGAAGAAGAACCTGATTTAGGTTCACTAAATAAAGGAGCAGAACTAATGCTGAGTAAGACTCGGTTACCAACGCTGCACAACTGGAGAAAACGAATGGAACAGGCAATCATTGCCTTGAGTGTAATGGTAGGAATACTAACACTCGGTCTTGGAGCAACAATCGGATACCTTATTCGTTGTTATGTACAAGAAACCACTCCACAATATTCCCATCCAGAAATGTTTGATGCGAATGGGAATCCATTACCTGACGAACTTATTGCTATAAGATTTGAGGGTAACGAAAATGAAACTGATGATGATTAATTCATGGCAAAATTACCTAACAATCCTTTAGTATCTGAACTATTCAGAGCAGTTCATGGTGCCAAAACTAAAGATAAAAAGATTGAATTATTGAAGGCACACAAACGTGATGACGTAAAAGCATTACTTATATGGAACTTCGACAAAGGCATTGATAGTGCAGTGCCAGAGGGAAGCGTACCATACAAACCTAATGAGTCACCTAAAGGCACTGAAGGTCACACAAGATTAGTTCATGAGTGGAGAACACTCTACAATTTTGTTAGGGGTGGTAATGATAAGATCTCTAACATGAGAAGAGAAACTTTACTCATTCAATTGCTTGAATCATTAGAAAAGGAAGAAGCAGAAATTGTATGTCTTGTAAAAGATAAAGATCTTCAGAGTAAATACAGAATTACCAGAAACGTAGTGGAGGAGGCGTATCCAGAAATTGTTTGGAGAGATAAGTAACATTTGATACACAATTACTTGCTAAATACTTGTAGATATGTTAGCATATCCTTACGTTCATCTCGCAAGAGACGCAAGTAAGTCACACGGAACGGTTCGTTCATCCCTTCGGGGACGCAAATGTTGACTGAAGGAACGGGGCAAAAATCCCTACTACTTTGGAGAAAACAAATGACTAAAGTCACTTACCGTGGCGTTGAGTACAACGCTGAAGAGTACAACGCAAAGGTGCTTGCAGAAGCAGCAAAGCGTAATAGACACGAACTAATGTATCGTGGTCTAAAGGTAACAGCAACCAAGTAATTGCTGCTTTGAAAGGAGGGGCTGTTGACCCCTCCTTTTTTTATGCTATACTTTTGTCATGGACAGAGACAAACTAAAAATTATAGTATCTGATCTTGAGATGCTATTGTCTGCATTGAAAGCAGAAGTATACTCAGACACTGAGTCATATAGATATGATGACATACAACCACATGAGATGGATTATGATGAAGAATTTGAGGGAACGTGACTAGAATTGTCGGTATAAATCTGGCAAAGAATGGATCGTTGGCAATCGTTCAAGATGGTGTAGTCGAATTCTACCTTGAGGAGGAACGTGTCACAAGAATCAAACGAGACATCAGTGCGGAGACTCTTGCCGATAAGTATATTGATTCTAGTGTTGATGTTGTTACCATATGTGATTGTTTTACACGATATAATAAACAAACCTTTAGAGAAAGAACAGAAGCAAAAAATAAGTTACTCAAAATTGTCAGAGCAAAAGGCATACCTTTCGTAGACTATAGACAAAGACATCATGATTGTCATGCTGCCTGTGTATGGTACACAGCACCCTTTGAGGATTCTGCTGTGTTAGTGATGGATGGTAAAGGATCATATCATGATGGATACTGTGAGGTTGAAAGCATCTATGATAACATGACACCTGTCTTCAAACATTACTCTACCTTCTACAGTGAGGAGGAGAGTGCTCTTGAAGGTGAACCACATTGGATAGATGGAAACCTTTATAGTAATAGAACGAGTGTTGGACAGGCATTTAGGAGGGTCTCAAGGTACTGTGGTTTTGATGAGATAGAAGCAGGTAAAACCATGGGTCTCTCTGCTTATGGTAGTGGCGATGTCAATCTATTCAATGAAGAGTATGGTCACAGTTTATGCAGCACACAACTCAGACCAGAGGGTAACACTACAGCATATGTCGGTCCTAAATTACCACGAGAGGACTTGGCATATAATTTACAGAAATCTGCTGAAAGACACACTCTCTTTATGATAAACAAGACAGTAGAACTCACAAATAAAAAGAATATATGTGTTTCTGGTGGATTCTTCTTGAATTGTGTATCAAATTATAGTATACTAAAGAGTACAGACGTAAATCTCTACGTCGATCCCATCGCATACGACGGTGGGATTGCAATTGGTTCAGCATTACTTGAATATTATGAACATTTTTGTGACAGACCCAGACCCATCCGTCTCAGCACAGTGCTTGCCTGACAAGCACATTGTCAAGATGCCATTGGAGACATGCCAAATGCTTGCCATTGTAGCATCAGAAAAGTGGGGTCATGGTTTCGGTACACTACCTAAGTTAGATGGCACCCCATATCTTACAGACAAAGGTGCATTCCGTAATCATCCATGCACAATATGGGCACAGGATAATTACAGATGGTTGATACAGCATGGTCTTGCTCTATGTGCTGAGTACACACATAGATATGGCAAGACACACAGTTGTCAGTCAACCATAGAATACGCAGATAAAATATTTCCTGACTGTCAACCACCTTCAAATTTTGCTCGTGCAATGCCTGAAGAATGGAAGTACGATGACAGTATTGATACTTTCACTGCTTACAAAACTTACATTGCAAGCAAACCATGGGTTGCAACTAACTATCTACGTGACCCATCACGCAAACCTCATTGGGTATAACTATGATTTTTCTTTCCTGTCCTCCAGTATATTTTTTACCAGATACATGGACTTGTAAGACACCTCTAATCCCTCACCTTACACTTGATCCAAACTACACATTTGGTATTTCTATTGCAGTCATAACTGTATTACTCGCAGCGTATGGTGTATACAAAGGATTCTTTGACAACAAGGCACTGAAAGATCCTTGGGATGATCACGATGATTGATTCACTATACCTAGGTCCTGAATATGATCTCTCTCACATAAAGGGAGACACAGTGAACACCATGTACGTTGCTCGATTACTTGAGGAGCGTAATGTTGTAGCAGTTTTTCAAGGTAGATCTGAAGCAGGACCTAGAGCGTTAGGTAATCGATCTATATTATATGACCCAAGAGATCCTGATGGCAAGGATAGGATCAATAAAATAAAACGTAGAGAATCATTCAGACCTTTCGCAGGTAGTATTCTCTTACCACATGTACACGATTGGTTTGACATGGGTGGATTAGATGAATCACCATTCATGATGTACGCTGTAGATGCACTACCGCACACTCATGATAAGATACCTGCAATACTTCACGTAGATAATACATGTAGAGTGCAGACAGTAGGACTCAAAGACAATACTAACTACTATCAACTCATAGATTCATTCTATCAACTTACTGATGTACCCATACTATTCAATACATCATTCAATCTAGCAGGTGATCCATTAGTAGAGACACCAGAGGATGCCATCGAGTGTTTTGAGTGTAGTGATATAGACTACCTATATTTTCCAGACGTGCAAAAACTCAGGGGAAAATGACTTTTGAATTACATGAATCTGGAAAAAAAATCTCCGCAAAATTTTCAGTCCTAGGGTTGAACCTATCAAACAATGGGTCAGCATGTGTGATGAGAGATGGTAAGATAGTTTTTTATCTTGAGTCAGAGAGAATAACAAGAAAGAAAAGAGACTATGCTATCAGATCTTTACTCAAGTATGTACATGACATAGATGCCATTGCAATATGTGATTCATATTGGTCTAAAGACTCAAAGACACTTATATCATCACTTGATTTGAATATAGTAAAGAATAAGTTCCCTGATGCTATCCTATATGATTATAGAAATCAGCATCACCTATGTCATGCAGCGTCTGCTTTTTATAACTCAGGATTCGATGATGCAATAGCGATAGTTGTTGACGCAAATGGATCAAAGACAGATGATGGTATTGAAATAGAAACAATATATGATGCACCGTCATGGAAAGTTTTGCATAGGAAATACTTTAGCCAAGATGACATTGGAATTGGAAAACAATATCAACAGGCATGTGTCAATTATGGATTCGATTCTGAGGATGCAGGTAAAGTTATGGGACTAGCAGCATATGGTAAACAAGAAGCATACTATGTACAACAGAGGTGGGAGCAGAGATCATTAGAATTAGCGAAGATGTTTCCAAATAGAAATTTGGTTCTCGCAGGTGGATGCTTTCTAAATTGTGTAGCAAATTATAAATTACAAAAAGAACTTGATGTAAGAATTCGTGCCATGCCTGTCGCACATGACGGTGGCACATCCATAGGAGCAGCGTACCTTGCCCACACTGAAAATACTTGATGTAAGCACAACCATTGGTTGTAATCTATCTTGTAAGGGGTGTAATCACTTCAGTAATTACTTTGCACCTACGAGTAAGTTAGATACTGATGCACTAATACAAGATATAGAAACTATCTTACCAAGACTAGATATTGATAGGGTATCTGTCATAGGCGGTGAACCCTTACTAAACCCAAGATGTGAGGAGATTGTAGATGCATGTAGATCACATACTAATTCTTTTGTTTATCTCTATACCAATGGCTTATTGCTCTTACAGAATGAAGGCTGGATCAGAAGAGTTTTAGAAGATCCCAAGGTGTATCTTAGAGTAAGTATACACCTCAAGGAAGTGGAAGATATAATAAAGAAATTCAACCACCCTAAGGTACTGGTGACCGAACATCACACTGGTCAGGATAGGTGGTTCAACTCAATCAAGAAGAGAGATGGTAAGGTATATCCATACAATCAGGGTAGGATAGCAAAGAGTTACAAGGTATGTTCCTGTCCTAATACACAACTATTCAGAGGTAGGTTGTGGAAGTGTCCAAACACTGCTTTTCTGCGAGAACTATTGTCTGTGACAGAGCAGAGTGATGCTGAAGAGTGGCAAGAATATCTAGTAGATGGTCTCCCTGTAGATTGTACTGATGATGAGTTGACAAAGTTTTGTGAGCAGAGTAGACTACCTGATAAAGTATGCAACATGTGTACATCTAAACCTCTACACTTTAGTGCTGCCATACAGGAGCGTGGTAAACGTAATGTTATCATCTCTAAATAAAACACTCGCAACAACACATGCCAACATATCCAATCAAAAATATGAAGACAGGAGAAACCAAGGAGTTATCTATGTCTATGAAAGAGTATGATCAGTGGAGAAAAGATAATCCTGACTGGGATAAGGACTGGTCTCAGGGTGCACCAGGCACAGTCAGTGGTACAGGAGACGTGTACAGTAGAACGGATGGAGGATGGAATGAAGTGCTGTCAAAAGTAGCACAAGTACCAGGTTCAAGAGTCAAACCACAAAAAACTACACACTTCTAATGCCACGTAAAAAGAAAATGTCCACCAGTGTTGGTGCTGGATTGACTGCGAAACAGATGAGAAGAAAGAAACCATATAATTCTGAAATGATGGTGGATGTGCAACCAATCACAACCAACCAGAAACATGCTTTTGCATCGTATCAAGAGGGTAAAAACCTTTTCCTCTATGGTGCAGCAGGTACAGGTAAAACATTTATCACTCTTTACCAAGCACTCAAAGAGGTGCTTGATCCTGTCACACCATATCAAAAGGTGGTCTTGGTAAGATCTCTTGTGTCTACAAGAGAGATAGGATTCTTACCTGGTGATCACGAGGACAAGGCAGCACTGTACCAGATACCATACAAAAATATGGTCAAGTATATGTTTGAGTTACCTACAGACAATGAGTTTGAAATGTTGTGGGGTAATTTGAAAGCACAGGAGAGTGTGACCTTCTGGTCTACCTCATTCATCAGAGGTACAACACTTGATAACTCTATTGTCATTGTGGATGAGTCACAGAACTTGAATTTTCATGAGTTAGATAGTATAATAACAAGAGTAGGTGAAGACACCAAGATTATGTTCTGTGGTGACGTTGCACAAACTGATTTGATAAAGACAAACGAGAAGAATGGTATTCTTGATTTCCAAAAGATTATCACTCGCATGCCAGAGTTCGATCTAATTGAATTTGGTATGGATGATATCGTTAGGTCTGGTCTAGTCAAGAGTTACATCACCTCAAAAATAGAACTAGGTATGTAATGTTCAATCATGTAGAATGTGATCTTCCTACTCTAACTAGGAAGAGTATTGATGGAGTTCGATACTATAATGTCAATGACAGACCGATGGTGTCCATCACCTCGGTCACTTCTCACTTCAACAAACATATCTTTGTTGACTGGAGGAAGAGAGTGGGAGATGAAGAGGCAAATAGAATAACAAAACGTGCTACGACTAGAGGCACTGCCACACATGAATTGATAGAGAAGCATCTATTGAATGAGGAAGTTGTATTAGACAACCCTAGCACCAAGATGCTATTCACTCAGTCAAAAAAAGTGTTACAAAATATAAATAATATTTACGCTTTAGAGAAAAGTTTATACAGCAATGAGTTGGGAGTTGCTGGAACTGTTGATTGTATAGCAGAATATAATGGTGAATTATCCATCATTGATTTCAAAACTGCAGCGAAACCCAAACCAAGAGACTGGATAGAGAATTATTTTGTACAAGCAGCAGCATATGCTTGTATGTTTTACGAACTGACAGATATACCTGTAAAGAAACTTGTTATTCTCATGACTTGTGAGAATGGAGAGGTGACTGTTTACGAAGAGTATGATAAAATGAAGTATATGAAACTTCTAGTCAAGTACATCGAAAAATTTGTGGAGGACAAACTAAATGGCAACCAAAAATGAAATGAGAGCAGTGCTAAAGAATAAGTTCTTGTGTCAAGATAAGTTTACCAATGACATCGAGAACCTTGTCCAAAACAATTTGGATATGAATTATATTGAGGCAATATGTCACTATTGTGAAGAAAATAGTATAGAGATAGAATCAGTTGGTAAGTTGATAACAAAACCAATGAAAGAAAAGTTGAAAGGAAATGCAATGAACCTAAATTACTTGAAGAGAACTTCGAGGGCAAAATTCCTTGCTATCTAAGGTAAAAGAAAAGAAACTCGCTGCTGCATGTCTGAAAGATCATGACATCAATGAGTTGTCACGCAAGGTAGATTATATAAGGTCACTTAGAGGATTTTGGGTAGATAATTTCAAGTCAATAACAAAAGAAGAACTCGTAAGTCTGGAGAGGGAACGTCCTACTACCAGACTTCTTAGTATTCATACAATCAATGGTTGTAATTTAGCATGTAGAGCATGTAATCATAATAGTAGTTTGCTTAGTGCAAATAGCACTGTAAATATAGATCAATTACTTGAGGACATTGAGAAAATATTACCGAAGATATATGTGTGGAGTCATGTGAGTGTGATAGGTGGAGAACCTTTACTCGAACCAAGAACAAAGGAAGTGACAAGAGTATTGAGAGAGTTATGTTACGGAGAACGTGGCACACAACCATGTAATGTAAAATTATTCAGTAATGGATCAAGACTTCTACAAGAGAAGGAGTGGATAGTTGATGAGATGTTGAAAGGTGTGGTTTTTAGATTGACATTTCACTTTCCATGGTATTCTACAAAAGGTTACAAGAACTGGGAGAATGCATATGAGTTTGCAAAATATGCAGAGTCAAGGGGTGTAGACATGGATGGTAATACTTTTGAACTAAGCGAGGCATTCAGACTAGACAATGGTGAACCAAGAGTTTGGTTTGATCTTTTCAAGTATGATTACAGTGATGGAATAAAGTATTATCCACATGAAGATGGTAACATAACAGAGAGTTTCAAACATTGTAGTTGTCCTAACTCACAACTATACAACGGACACTTGTGGAAGTGTCCCATGATGTCATATCTTAGAGAATCTTTGGATGCATCAGGTCAACTTGATGATCCAGCATGGCAAAAATATCTGAGGTATAAACCCACCAGCATTGACTCATCAGATGATGATATCAGAGCATCATTTAAAGAGGTAAAAGAACCTACATGGATTTGTAACATGTGTTCGGCAAATCCTAAGTGGTTTACCGCAGCACAGCAATTAGATGCTACAATGAAGAAAAGTGTACCGATGTATGATCAAAAGACCTATGACACCCTTTGATACTTACAAAGAGTATCTTGGATACAAAAATCATTTCACAAGAGAGAAGTATGACTACCACAAATATGGTGGCAAGTCAAAAGCAAAGATAGATTCTTTTTACAAGAGAAAAGATAGATATTTCTTTGAAAAAATGTCAAGAAAGTATAAAGATGAAGAGATAAAGGATTTTTTTCTCGCAAATTTTGTGGACACAGACAACCCACAAGGATTGTGGATAGGTAACATCATAAGATCAGGTGAGAGTGTGTATAAACAATGGCAGAAAAGACAACAGAGTATGTTTTATAATTTCAAACAAAGATCCGACGAACTGATGGAACAATACACTTATGATGAGTTCTTTGACGCATCAAATGGACACCCACCCATACTCAAAGAACACTTGGCAGGTAATGTCACTGCAGAAGAGATGTGTGTCTACGAAAAACTATTTGGATACTGTAAGGATTATGATAAACAACTTGATGATCCTGTGTGGAAGGTGATTGGTATGAAGATAAGGAAGTACCTACCGTTTCTAAATATTGACAAAGAAAAATACAAACAGTATCTTATTAGTAGAGTCAAGGAGAGATATGAGTAATTTTTTTGAATCAGAAAAGGTGAAACAGGAGATGGAGGAAATTACATGTCTACAAAAAGAATTGTATGATGTCATCTTGAAGTTTCCCATGATGAGTAATGAAGCAAAGGTTGAACATATAGATACAGTCAAAGAACTACTTGAAAGACAACAAATTATGTGGACAAGACTTACTTTATCAGATGACCCTGCTGCTAAAAAGATGAAAGATTACATCATATCTCACTCAAAAGAATTAGGATTTGGTGATACAGACATGGGAACAATATTTTCTAACATGAAAACAACATTAGATCAAGTACAATCCAACCTTAAAAAATAATGTCATTTTTAGTTCATAATTTACCACCGTTCTCGGTGTATGTGAAAAAAGAATTCCTATATGACCATCAAAAAGGTCATGGTGAGATAACACCTGGCACATGGATCTCAGTAAAGAGTGTACAGCACAAAGCATTGTACTTTGAAACACTGCTGTATGATTACGGTGCACTCTTTGATAAGTTACCCATCAGTGCATTTGTGTGGAAGAAAGACTATGATGTTGACAATCAATTACCTCTTGATCATCTACAGATATGGGATTGTTTTGATTACGACCTCACTGTCATAGAGAAACCATTACTGAACAGGTGTGAGTTTTTTGGTAAAGATAGAAAGATGCACAAGGGACAATATTGTTTTACTATAGACAATTGTCATGCACAATCATCTACATTGAATACCAACTATAGTCAGGATGATCCAGAACACAAGTCATTCAATTGTATTGCACTTGACAATGGTCAGTTTGCTTTGCAACCAAACAACAGAATTATATGGAAAGATCAGAGTCTCATATCTGACAACACAATACCACCAGACTTTGAGGTATGTTCACAAAATTACATGGTAGAGAACTCAGATAAGTGGTCGGTTGGTCACACAACTGAGTGGGCATATAAATCTAAGTGTGAGGAGTGGGTGGAAGATGACAGAATGGATGTGATAGGTCAGAATGGTAATGAAGGACTACATTATGAGGAAAACAAATGAAAATAAATCATGTCTATGATCCATGGCATCACCTACAGGTAGAAGATTTTCTACCACCAGATGAGTTTGATGAGATCAAAAGACTTGCGATGATAGAGTATGATTCTTTCCGTAACGAGGGAGTAAATTGTATTTACAATGACGTTGACACATGGAAAAGAAAAAAATATGCAAAAAGATCAAAGTATGTAAAATTTTTGTCGGAAGATATACTACCAAGCACAAATCAATTCTTTAGAATGTTACCAGAACATCGAGGATTTAGTGGTGATCTGAAAAAAGTTATTCATTGGTCAATACAACCAGAGAATCATGTTTATCCAAATCATATTGATAATGCTCCAAGAATAAACACATGCACCTTTTATGTTTGGCCTGAGGAAAGTGTAGGTACAATACTATGTGACAATCCAAGTAAAAATGATGATGGTGATCACTCACAAGCAGATCAAGAAAGTAAACGTGAGGTAGAGGTAGAATGGAAACCAAATAAATTATTTGTACATAATAGTATACCCAATAAAACTTGGCATAGATATCAATGCGTAAAACCAAGAATAGTTTTGTCATTATTCCTAGTGCAACCTGATCTTATAAGAAAAGGTAGAGTTGATAATGATTATCTTATTGACATTGACTCGAAATATTATGAAGATATACTTTGATGGATGCTCTAACACATGGGGTGCAGAATTACAAAACCCACAACAATCTCGTTACAGTAAATTAGTATGTGATTACTTCGGTGCTGAAGAATATAATATTGCTTTACGAGGTGGGAGTAATATGAGATTGGCAAGAAATATACTTGATCATGATTTATCTGAGTATGATATGTTTGTCATACAGTTCACTCATAAAGTAAGGGGTGAGTGGTATGATAATGTAAACAACAGATGGTTGAAAATAGAAAGGGAACCTAAAGACTTTGATAAGAATGATGA